GCCCAATGCTCGTTACTAGAGGACTCGACAGAGTGCTTGGAGACCTTGCCACGCTCGGGTATGACTCGCGGTGGACTGTTATGGGAGCTGCCGATGTTGGAGCGCCGCACCAAAGAGACAGACTCTGGCTTGTGGCCCACTCCAACGTCGAGCGTCGGAGGAGCGAATCACAACAGTCCGTCGGTAGTGTCGGGGAAAAGGTTTGCGATGAATCTGGCCGGTGCGGTTCAATCATTTCCAACGCCGACCAGGCGAGACTACAAGTCGGGGACTGGAGCGCAGGATCGTCCGGGCCACTCTCCTCCATTGAGCAATGTCATTGGTGGCACTTTGAACCCGACGTGGGTAGAGTGGTTAATGGGGTGGCCGCTAGGGTGGACAGACTTAAAGCCATTGGAAATGGACAAGTTCCACTCTGCGCCGCAACAGCCTGGAGATATTTAAGTGAACTACTTTGAAGCCGTAAAACTTCTAAACGAGGTTAAAGATGGAGTCAATCACAGCACAGAGTCAATCACCTACGCTCTCTTCCTCACAGGAGACATTTCGGATGGAGACCGAAGCATTGCATTGGATAAAAACATTCAATGCAATGAAAGCCGATCATGGGCTGATTACTGCCTCGGCGTGGTGGGGGCAAACAATCCGAGACATTGAAAAGAAGCGAGGCCCAAAAGCTGCCCAAGAACTCCGCGACGCAATGAATAGGTTGAAGAAATGACATTCATAGTTGTCTTTACCGTCGAAGGAATCCCTCAAGGCAAGGGAAGACCAAGGTTCCGAAGAGCTGGAAACTTCGTCCAAACTTACACCGACGCTAAGACAAAGACCTATGAAGCAACCATCAAAGACGCATCTGCTCGCGCAATGGGGTCAACAAGCCCCCTAGAAGGCCCTGTGAGCGTCGATCTCTACATCCGCATCAAATGTCCCAACTCGTTCTCCAAACGCCGACAGAACGAGTGCTTTGAAGGAAGGGAGAGACCGACGAAGAAGCCTGACATCGATAACATAATCAAGGCATATTTAGACGGAATGAATGGAATTGTATATTTGGACGATACACAAGTGGTCAGAGTATCCGCGAAGAAAGTTTACTCAATGGTCGCTGGTGTTGATGTTTGTGTAAGAGAGGAAATACTGTGAGTTATTCGATTCTTGAGTTGGAGATTATTCGTTGGGCCGAAAAAAGGCGCATTATTCCAAATAGCACAACCGAGAAACAACTTCTCAAGTGCATGGAAGAACTTGGCGAATTGGTCTCCGCGACATTAAAAGGAAACCGCGAGGCTCAGATTGATGGGTTCGGTGATGTTCTAGTCACTCTCATCCTGGCGGCAGATCTGGCTGGGCTTGATCTGATTACCTGTCTAAACAGGGCATACGAAGAGATAAAAGATCGGAAAGGAACGCTCCATGCAAATGGAATATTTGTCCGAGATTGAGATATTCATCTCCATAGCGATCATCGCGGTACTCCTCAAGACGATAGAGAGACTCATCAAGTGAACGCCCACGCCGCCATCGACTTCATCATCAGGAACTCAGGAGACTACGCAAAGGCCAAGGCCCAGCGCGTGCTGCTTGAGGAATTTAGAAAATCAAAGAAAGCTCTGCTGATGAAGGAGGCGATGCTTAAATTTGAGGCAGTCAACGCCCAAGAGAGGGAGGCGTACTCACATCCTGAATATCAAGAGCTTCTGAAGGGACTGGCGGCGGCGATAGAGGTCGAGGAGGAACTGAAGTGGAAGCTGGAGGCCGCAAGGATGAGGGTCGACTGCTGGAGAACCGAAGAAAGCACTAAGCGCATGGAGATGAAGGCAACAACATGATTCACTATCACGGAACCCCTGTAGGGGGGCAACGCAAAGACGCCGCTAGGTTCCTAGCCGGGAGGCACGCTCTAGTGCCGTTCAGCTATCCCGAAGACTTGCCCATCGCGGCAGAGGTTTGCCAATCGTTCTGCCTTGATAACGGGGCGTTCACGGTCTGGAAGCAGGGTGGAAAGTTGGATGTTGATGGATACATCAAGTGGGTCTGGGAGTGGCATCGCCATCCTGGGTTCGACTTTGCCCTGATCCCTGATGTGATTGATGGGACGGATCGGGAAAACGATGCCTTGATTGAAAGGTGGCCCAAGTCCATGACAGGAGTCCCGGTCTGGCATATGCACGAACCCACCCCAAGACTGACATGGTTGGCAAGGCAGTTCAAGACGGTAGCTTTAGGGTCAAGCGGGGAGTTTTCTCAGCCCGGTACTGAGCAATGGTGGCGCAGGATGAAACAAGCCATGAATGCCATCTGCGATGACAAGGGAAGGCCGATCTGTAAGCTGCACGGGTTGAGAATGCTTGACCCTGACATCTTTACCAAGCTGCCTCTTTCCTCTGCCGACTCGACCAATGCATCCGTGAACTCGGGTTCGCTTAGTCGGTTTGGGTCTTACCTTCCGCCAACCGCCGCTCAAAGGGCAGAAGTCATCGCGGAAAGAATCGAGGCGAACAATTCCGCGCCCATGTTTATCGACACTCAGGAGGAGCTGTGCTTTACGTTTCAATCGTGATCTATGCCGCCGCAATGACGGTGGCTAACCTGTCAATTGCCGCATTTGGGCCTTGGGTCAGCCCAATCAATGCTTTCTTTCTCATAGGGTTAGACCTGACTCTCAGGGACTGGCTGCACACGAAGATCAATCAAAAGCAGATGTTTGCGCTAATCCTGGTTTCGGGTGGAATTACTTATCTTGCCAACCCATCAGCACAGATGATCGCCATAGCTTCTGCGGTGGCTTTTACTGCTGCTGCTGTTGTTGATTGGGCGGTTTTCACCAAGCTGGCCGGAGATTGGCTCAAAAGGGCTAATGTCTCTAATGTGGCTGGGGCGGCGGTTGACTCGGTTATCTTCCCGACCATCGCGTTTGGTACTCTCATGCCGCACATCGTTCTGATGCAGTTCGTGGCAAAAGTCGCAGGCGGCGCAATCTGGTCTTGGATCATTCATCATGTTTCAAAAGCACACCTACATCAGAAGCCCCAAACTCCTTAGAGCAGTCGCGGAGTTGTCCTGTCAATGCTGTGGCCACCCGAACTCCCAAGCAGCTCACTCCAACTGGACGGGCGGGAAAGGAAAGGGAGTGAAGGCAGACGACAACCACATAGCCGCCTTATGCCTCAAGTGCCATTGGGAGATCGACCAGGGCAACAAGATGACCAAAGAGGAGCGGAAAGAGAAGTGGCTCGCTGCTCACCGCAGGACAGTCCAGGCTCTACAGGGTCAGGGAAAATGGCCTATTGACATTCCGATTCCCGATATAGAATTGTGATGCCCCTTAATCCGCAGTTGCCGGGGTGGGGCCATAGTGCCCCTTTTTTTCTGGAGCGATGATGAAAAAGAAGACTGTGGAAGAGATGCAAAAGTATCTCAATCAGAACAAGCGCAAGTACCATCAAACGAAGCCCATGAAGGCTTACAAGATGGCAGACGAGTTCGGCAAGGGCTATGAAGCCATTGAGATGCAGAAGGCGATGAAGAAGTGAAGTGCCCAATCGCCACCCAGGACACAGAGGTCAACCTCAAGAACCGTAACCACGCCTTCGAGGAGTACGGTTACGGGCCTGCCAATCCCGAAAAACCGGGTAATTTCTGGGACGAACGCGCAGAGGAATGGAACACCACTCCCGAGATCGCTCAGTCGATGAGGTGCGGGAACTGCGCTGCTTTCATTCAAACGCCCGAGATGATGGGGTGCATCACCGGAGGAATCCAACAGGAAGAATCCGACGATGAGACCTATGCTCCCGAGGTTGTCGAGGCGGCAGACTTGGGTTACTGTGAGCTGTTCGAGTTCAAGTGTGCAGCAGACCGAACCTGTAGCGCATGGCTCACTGGTGGCCCGATCACCAAGATGACTCAGAAGCGCAAGCAGATGCTTCAGATGGCCAAGTACAACGCACGAAAGGGCGAGTATGAAGATGACGAAGAAGGGCGAGAAGAAGATAGCTAAAGTTTTTCGCGAGTATGGCAAGGGTGAACTGCACTCTGGCAAGGGTGGCCCCGTTGTCAAGAGCCGCGCCCAAGCGACCGCGATCGCAATGAGCGAAGCTCGGAAAGCGATGAAAAAGAAATGAAGGGTCTCTACGCCAACATCCACGCCAAGCGTGAGCGCATCGAGCGCCAGAAGGCCGCGGGCAAGACTCCTGAGCGGATGAGAAAGCCTGGAACAAAGGGGGCGCCGACTGCTGCTGCTTTCAAGGCCGCTGCTAAGACGGCAAAGAAATGATTAAGCGCGGCAAGGAGCAGTTCCAGGGCTATAACCAGCCCAAGCGAACGCCCAACCACCCCACAAAAAGCCACGCAGTCCTGGCAAAGAGTGGGGATGAGGTGAAGCTCATTCGATTTGGTCAGCAAGGCGTAAGCGGCTCCCCAAAGAGGGAGGGGGAGTCAGAAGCTGACAAAAGGCGCAGGGAATCCTTCAAGGCCAGACACGCCGAGAACATCCAAAAGGGAAAGATGAGCGCAGCGTACTGGGCGAACAAGGTTAAATGGTAAGATTTCTTACGCCACCGTAAACTTTTTTACCCCGATGGCCCGAAAGGAGTCGGATTGAACATCGAAAAGATCGACATTTCCGTGCTAATCCCATACGCACGGAACGCAAGAACCCACAGCGACGAGCAGATCGCCCAGATCGCCGGAAGCATAAAAGAGTTTGGGTTCAACAACCCTGTCCTGATCGACAAGGACAATGGGGTTATAGCGGGGCATGGGAGACTCGCCGCGGCAAGGAAGCTGGGCCTCAAGGAAGTCCCCTGCATCCGTCTAGAGCATCTCACCGAGACCCAGAGGAAAGCCTACATCCTGGCAGATAACAGGATCGCCCTTAATTCAGGGTGGGAGGCAGAACTTCTAAGCCTGGAGCTAAGCGAGCTTCTGGATGGCGGGGTAAACCTGGAAAGCCTAGGTTTCGACGCAGACGAGATCGACGCTCTACTGAACAAGATAGAACCGACAGAAGGGCTGACGGACGAGGACGCAACGCCTGAAGTCCCTGAAGAACCAGTCACCAAGCCTGGGGATGTTTGGATTCTTGGCAAGCACCGCCTGATGTGCGGGGATTCCACGAGCGTAGATGCTGTGGAAAAACTTATAAATGGAAGTCAAATAGACCTTATACACACAGACCCTCCATACGGAATTGGATATGGCGGTTCGATGAAACTCGGGTCGGAAAAGTTTGGATGGAAACAGCACAGCGGAGGTTGGGACGAAGAAAGACCTCCAAAAGAATTTTTCGATTTAGCCGGGCTTCAATGCGAAGACAGAATAATTTGGGGTGGAAATTACTTTTCTGATTTTCTGCCGCCAACAATGGGATGGTTGGTTTGGGATAAAGGTCAAAGAGGATTTTCTCTTGCCGATGGAGAGATGGCGTGGACATCTTTCAACAACGCGATGAGAATCAAAGAATATGCAAGAGCAAAAGCAAATCAAGAAGAAAAACATCACGCAACCCAGAAACCAATAGAAGTTATTGAGTGGGCAATTAAATATGCAGACAGACACGCAAAAAAAGAACCAAAAATAATTTTGGATTTTTTTGGAGGCTCTGGCTCTACAATGATCGCCTGCGAAAAGCTAAGCCGGATTAACTTCACGATGGAGCTTGATCCAAAGTATTGCGATGTCATAGTAAAACGCTGGCAAGACTTCACAGGCAAGCAAGCAACACTAGAGTCAACAGGCCAAACCTATAGCGAGCTTACCAATAAATCGGAGATACAAAATGGGTAGTGGTAACCCTCATAAGCCAACCGAAGAGAATCGTAAGGTTGTCAAGATGCTGAGTGCAGTAGGTACTCGGTATGAGGACATCGCTGCCAAGCTGGATATCACCGACGACACCCTTCGCAAGCATTACAGGAAAGAACTGGACGAGGGCCGGATTGAGGCTAATGCTTCTGTGGCGCAAACTCTGTATCAGCAAGCCAAGAATGGAAACACAACGGCGGCTATCTTCTGGCTCAAGACCCGCGCCCAATGGCGGGAGAATGACCGACTCGAGGTGACGGGGGCAAATGGCAACCCGCTAGAGATGGTGATCTCATGGGCAAACGAGAAATCGTAATCCCGTACTCTCCTCGAGAGCCACAACTCGCCATCCATCAGATGATGCGGGACAACCGCTTCGGGGTGGTGGTGGCTCACCGACGGATGGGCAAGACCGTCGCTGCTCTGAACCACATCATTCGAGATGCGGTGGAGAACCGTAAGGAAGCTCCCCGGTATGCTTACATCGCTCCGACTTATGGACAAGCAAAGCGAGTGGCCTGGGACTATCTGCTGAAGTACACAGAACCTCTGGGCGCGACTCCGAACATCTCGGAACTCCGAACGGACTTCTGGGGGCGCAGAATCCAGCTTTACGGCTCAGACAATCCCGACTCCCTCCGAGGCCAATACTTCGATGGGGTCATCATTGACGAGATTGCCGACCAAGACCCTCGAATCTGGACTGACATCGTGCGTCCTGCGCTGTCAGACCGTCTGGGCTGGGCGCTGTTCCTCGGAACCCCTAAGGGATCAAACCACTTCAAAGACCTGAGAGACCAGGCCGAGGAAGAGGAAGACTGGGGCTTACTGGAGTTCAAAGCCTCTCAGACGCACCTTATCCCTGAGACCGAACTCCACGCCGCTCGCCGTGAGATGGGGCAGGACAAGTACAACCAGGAGTTCGAATGCTCCTTCCATGCCGCTGTCGAGGGTTCTTACTACGGGGCGTTAATCAACGACCTGGAGGAGAAGGGCAGGCTCACGAACATTGACCGGGACGATCTGACCCGGACATTCACCGCTTGGGACTTGGGTATGTCTGACACCACTGCGATCTGGGTGGTTCAGGTGGCTGGACAAGAGTACCGGGTGATGGATTTCGTGGAAAACCACGGTCAAGGGCTAGATTGGTATGTGAACTGGCTCAAAGAGAATAAGTGGCATACAGCCGAACACATCTTGCCTCATGACGTAGAAGTGCGAGAATTGGGGACAGGACGCAGCAGAAAGGAAATGCTGCAAGAGGCAGGGCTACAAATAACGGTTGCTCCGCGCTTGTCAGTTGCAGATGGAATCCAGAGCGTCAGACGCATTCTCCCGAAGTGCTGGTTTAATGTGCCGAAGGTGAAGCAGGGTCTAGACGCGCTCAGGAACTATCGGCGCAACTTCGACGAGAAGAGAAACGTATTCTTTGACACACCGCTACACGACTGGGCCTCTCATTCGTCCGATGCGTTCCGATACTTCGCTATCGGGATTCACGAACAGGGCGACTGGAGCAAGCCGATTAGCGTTAACACAAGGTGGGTGGTCTAATGTGGGCAACGCCTCAAGGCAAC